GTCGTAAAATTTAGAACATAATCATAAGGAAATTGAGACTGAGCGTAGAAAGAACCAATATTGTAATCAGCGCCTGATACGTTAATATGAAAGCTTGTTGAAAAGTTAACACTGACTTTTGTTCTAAATCTCATTCTTAAAAAATTGTTTATTCTTGCACCTTCCCACTTAGCAAATTGATTTATGTAATTATTATTTACTGATGGCCAAACAACTCTTCCTCCTACACCACGAAATGGTGGATTGCTTGGAGCAAGTTCAGGCAAATTTCTTATATTGTCGACAAATTTATTTAAGTATGTTTTATCTATAACGTCTTGGTTAGTTATCGTATTTATTGCAATCATTGTTAATAAACTAGGTTTATATTCATAGATATAATTTATTGTTGTGTCATTTGGCGCTAATGATGAAGTCAAAAAAATAATATAAAGCTCTCCAGCATTTGGAGTATCTGCACCTAAACCATTTAAGTTAATGCTAATGTCAAAACTTGCAGCATTACTGCTACCAATTTCAACATCTATTCTTCCAACTCTTCTTAAAAAGACTTTTATATTGTTACCACCGCTAGAAATACCAGCAACCCTTAAGTGAGAAAACGTTTTAAGTAAAATGAATCCATTTTTACTGCTTGTTTGAGAACTAAGACTTTTCATTTGTTCTTTTATTAACATTTTCGGTCTTAGCATTTTGAAGTCCATAAATTCACTTTCAAGTGCATTGACAGACTCAATTATTTGATTGACTCCATAAGCATTTAATGGATTACCGTTTTCAAAATATGGAGGTGCAATAAATTTTCTCATATTATCCTTAGCACTGTTTTATTGGTGGAGACGGACGCACCATCAATAAAACAGTTTTTTGTTGTCGGCTGTTTTGTTTGAGCCGATAATAAAATAAGAATCTGAAGATTGTCCGTAAATCCCAGAAAAGGACAACAATTCAAAGTTTTGTCTAAGACCACTAGAATTGATTGACCAATCATTTCTAACAATAAAAAATTCACCTACTGCTCTATTTGGAATATTTACAGTTACTCTGTCACCAACTCTTAAAAATTGATTGCCAAGGTAATTGTTTATTTTTAATATTGAATTATATTTTGTTTGTCTATCAAAAATAATATCACCAATAGACTTAGCTTGCGCATAAGTTTGAATGTAAGCATTAGATGTTAAAGATTTTTCAATTCCACTTCTTGAATTCCAGAAATTAGAAGTAGATTCTCTTTCATAGTTTATTGTTTCTGCTGGTTCTAAAACTTGTCCAAACAGTTTTAATTCTTTTACATATGCAACATTGTTTGAGTTACTATTAGTAATCGTCAATTCTATTTTGTTTGAATATGAAATTGCAGATAAAGTAACATCCGACAAAGGAAAACCACTAAATGTTGTTGGTCTAAATTCATATCCTGTATAAGTAATCAAAGGGTTTGTTAATTCTGCTGTAATTATTCTTGAATCACCGGGATTGATTGAAAAAACTTCTTCATTCGACCATATTTGATCCACTTTACTAATAATTCTATTTCTTGTTTTAACTCTTACTTTTTTAATTAAATCTTTATCTACTCCATCAAAAATAGCAGAACCTATGTTTGCTTGTGTAAAAGTTTCTTTTGAATTTCCTAGTGTTCCATAATAAAAAGCATTTTTATAATAAAACTTTCCATCTTGAGAATTGTAAAAGAATCTTCCTCCACAAGCAGAAGCTATTGACCAACAATCTTCTATAGGACTGTCATTGTCTAACCAAAAATAAGGAATAATAAACAATCCTTTATCAAGCACCATTTTTTCATTGCCAATCCCTAATTGACCAAGTATGCTTGCAATAATTAAAGATTCATCTTGCTGTGTTAAAAAGTTTGATCTAGTTGCACTAAGACTACTTGACAATCCATAATTTTTATAAATGTCTTCTTGTCCACGACAAACAATCTTTACAGTGTTAACATTTTTATATGTTCCGAAAGTTTCATCAAGCGATTTAATTATTCCTCTAAAAATAACATATTCTTGAGTATTGATTATTACTTTTATCACTACTCTTTTTTGAAAAAAGTTTCCATTAGTAATGTTTGAATAGATTGGGGAGAATGAATTATTTACAGAAAACCTTCCATCATGATTTATTAAAGATATTGTTACTTGTGGAATGTATCCGCTTTCACTAAATACTGCTTCATCTGGTGGCGACATTCCTTCATTTCCACTAATTTCTTCAATGCGTAAACTTTCATCTGTGCCGTCTGGACCAGAGTTTGCCCAATCTATTCCAATAAAAACAGATAAATTTTTAGATGTCATACTACCCCAACAAACGATGCTTGAATATTATATCTCCATCCATTTGAAACTCTTACAATTGTTTCAATAACAGGACTTTCAGGTAAAATCCTAACAGTATAAACTGTAGTAGTGTCTGGAAGAACAACTTGCCCAGCAGTTGAAATACAAGCTTCTAATTGAGTTTTTAATGTATTTCTATCAGTCAATGTTATAGCTCTCCATTGGCAAGCAATAGTTATATTCTTATCTAGCGTAGCATTAAAAGTTTCAACATATTGTGTTCCATCAATACTTCTAGATAAGGAAGCAAGCTCTGCTCTGGTTATTTGAATATCATGTGGGTCTGCAACATCTACATTATTTATTCTCATTGTCTTGTTCTTTCCTCTGCAACTCTCTTTTTAACTTCTGGTGTAATCAAGTTTACAAGAATTGTAAGCAATTCAAATGGAACATCACGACCAACAACCTCTAAAAATGATTGACCCCATTTTCCACCAGCAGTCTTACCAGAAGCTTCTATCAAGCTTTCCGATTCACTTAATTGTCTGTTCAATTCAAAAGCAAGTGAGCGTCCTACACCACTGTTTGAAAAACCATTAAAAAAGTGTGCTGCAAACATAATTCCTTGAAATTCAAGAATGTCTTGATTGTTCATCATTGAATCTTCAAGTGACTTTGCAACGCTTGCAGCAATGCCACCTTCTCCTTCAAAGCTTGCTTTTAATTGTTCCGTAAACGGAACTAACATTGTAGAAAATTGTTCTGCTGTTGACGATAAAAAGTCAACAGGTAAAGTCAAAGAATGTAAGTTTAATAACGTTTGTGTTTGATAAACAAAATCTTCTACACTAGACACATATAAGTCTGCATAAATCAATGCAGGGTTTGTTTCCATCATTGAATTTAATATTGTAGTAAAACCATCAAGGTTTTCTTTTGTTATTTTCAAGTTTGTATTCAAATACAATGAAGGAAAATGACCACTTATTGCTAATTGAACTATTTCTTGTGTTGGAAACTTTAATCCTGTTGTAATGGTAAGTGCATCTGGTGGAAGTTGGTCACTCTTTTTAACTTCATTTATAAGTGCAGTAACATTTACAAAAACTTTACCATTCTGGTCAGCAAACCCAGAATCTTTTGCTGCTTGTTCAAAGTCTTTTTTAGATGAACTTAAATCAAAAGTTGGAGTAAGTTTTGTTTCACTTATAATCTTTTTTATTTCATCGCCAGATAATGGCTTTTTCATTCCTGTAGCAGAAGTGACAGCACCTGTTGCTTCTTCGATTGAAATGCCAAGCTCGCTTGCTAAGTCTTTAGCGATTTCATCGATCATAGCTTTTGAAGCTTGGTCAGCCATAAACATTCTTTTAGCTAACTCTTTTACTTTTCCTTTGTCAATCAATTCTGGTGCTAATCCAGCTTGAAAATCTTTTAATAAAAGGCCAGCAGCCTTTTTAACATCTCCTCCAGCTAAGTCAGAATATTTTGTAAAAAGGTCTGGAAAAGTGTCCTTAAAGTAAGATGCCCAAGGACTGTCAAACCCTTTTACCATTACATCTGCAATTCTTTTTGCAGCTTCATTCGGTGCATCTTCATATGGCAAAAAGTCTTCGACTTTTACGCCACCAATATCTTCATATAATCCACCAACAATCCCTTCAACAATTCCTTTTAACGAAGAAAATTCTTCAGTTACTTTTGATGTTGCAGATTTAAGTTTTTCTGTTTCTTTTACACTTTCAGAAATTGAATCAAAAACTTCACTATGTTTTGATTCTACTTCTGCTACTTTGAAAGCTAATTCATCTTCAGAGATGTTTCTTTTTCTCATCTCTAAAACAGTTTCATTTATTTCCTTTTTTTGTTCTTTGTATAAATCAAAAATCTCTCTATTAAATCCTGTGCTAATGTAAGCTTCAATTGCAGAACTTCTAACACCGGAATAAATTCCTTCTATTGCACTCCTAATTCTATTGGCAGCATCTTCAGCATGTTGTAATTTAGCAATAAAACTAGAAAATCTATTTACAAGACTTTGAGTGATTACTTCTCCTTTGTAAAGTGCTTGAGCAAGAAGCTCTGCTTCATGTTTAGATACATTTTTTAAGTTTGCATAATCACTGACAAGATTGTTCCACTTTTCTTGGATTAAAATATTTTCTTGATTTAATCTTTCTTCTTCAGCAGCTACAATCTCTGCTTGTTTTTTTATTTCTAATCTTGCTTTCTCTTGTTGGTTTGCAACTTGCAGAGAGCGCATGTAATTTCTTTCTAGTAATTCTATTTTTTCTAAAGCTCGTGCAGACTCTTGAAGTAACTTTACTCTTTGTTCTTCTATTACAGCAACTTCATATGCCCTACCACCACCACCTATGCCACCAAGGCCAGTATCTAATGATTGATCTGACATAGGTTGATTTGCACTATCTTTAACTCTTTGCAGTCCTCTTTGCAAATCATCGTAATAACTAGTTAAATCTTTTAATTCCTTTTTTTGTTTTTCAATTCCAGTCAACATTGTATCGTTAATAGCGCCGGTAGCAAGATTTATTTGATCAGAGACAAAAGCAACAATTTCGTTAAAACGTAAATACTCGTTAATAAACTTTCCTAGTGCTCCTGTAACATCAGAAATAGAAGCACCAAGTTTTTCCCATGCAGTTTTATCATCTTCTGGAACAGAAGTCATAGATTCCATTTCTTCTTGAAGTCTTGACAATAAAGCTTGACGCTTTTCCATGTCAGTCAAAGAATCTGCTGTTTTACCAATTGTTTTTGCATATTTAGCATAAGTAACATCAGCATCAAGAATAATACCAAGGTTGTCAAGAATCAATGGAGAAAGACGACCAACACCAAGCACGATGCTGGAAAAAGCTTTCTCCATACTAATTCCCATTTTTCTTCCTCTATCTGCTGCAATAGCAGCAAGCGTTGTTAATTCTTCTTCAGAATGAGCAACGCCTAACAACATTGCTTGATTAGCTTGTTGTAGAATACTTGTTTGACTTAATGTTCCTTGAGTAATCTTATCTACAGCATTTATAATTTCATTGGAAGTCATTCCATATTCTTTACCTAAAGAATTGGCTCCCCTTTCTAATCTATCTAATTGTGCTCCAGAATACGCTAAATCATTTAATGAAGAAGCAACAGTTATTACGCTTTCTGCTATAGCAACAAAAATGTTTCCTGAACCTGCTAAACCAGAAATAGACGCAGAAAGCTGATTCATGTTTGAAGTAGCGTTTCCCGTCGATAATGAATTTATACTTTTACTAAGATTTAATAGTACTCTGGAAGCACTATCTTTTGCGTCTATTACAATGGTTATATTAGACATTTAGATAATTTTCAAACTCCTTAAACAATTCATCATGCTCCATGAATTGTTTTAATACTTTAGAAGGAATCTCAGAAGCTTTTTTCTTTCCCTTTATTTGTTCTTTTCTTATTTCTTCCACACTCTCAAGATTGCGTGCATCCATAGCTCTCATCCATCGTAGAATGTCCATGTGTTCTAGTTCTTCTAACGTTCTACCCGGAAAGTGACGAAGTAAATAATTGTCAAAAAGGGCATCTCCCATTGGCGGAATGGAGATACCCTTTTCTTCAATTGCTTTAGTTACTTCTTCACTGTTTGTCGCTCTAATGTGGAAGATTGTGGAAGCACGCTCGAACCCCCCAAGCTACGACGATCCCTTACATGCTTAACTAAAACATATCCAAGAAATCCTGCAACAGCAACATCAATGTTTTCAATGAATTCGGTGTTTAATTGTTTTACATCTCTCAATTCAACACCATTGACATCACGAATTAAAATAGATTCAGTTTTTTCTCGAAGAATGTCAAAGTAATTTGTTTCATCTGATGCTGCTAATGTATTTACATCCTTGATTGTCCATTGTTCTTTTATTTCGATAAAACAATCATTGTACTCTGGTAAATCAATGTAATATTTCATTAAAAATCCTTTCTATGCTGAAGTTGGAAAAGCGTTTTCAACAGTTCTAGTAGGTGGCCCACTCAAACGAAGTGTAGCAGAATGAGTGACCTTATCACCAGAAGATGCAGAAATATTATATCCAGTAATAAAAGCATTACTTGTCCACAAATACACAACAACATCGAGATTAGGACCAATATTAGGATTCAAAATACAAATTTCAACAGTCTTCATAACTGGATTAACAACATCAGGGCCAAAAATAACATCAAATGCAGTCAGCCAATCACCACTTAAACTAAGAGAGTATTCAGCCATAGAAGGAATATAAGTTTGAGTGGTAGACGCAAGATTAGTTGTTTCAATCTCTCCAATCGTAGTAGCAAGTTCCCATTCATTAAGATATGATGTAATGTCTGATAAAGTTCCGGTCACTCCATATCTTACTCTTACGTTGCCATTTGCTTTAATCATTTTTTATTTTCTCCTTAATTTTTAGTTACAACTACTGAAAAATTTATTCCTGTTGCACCACCTAAACTTACAACATTAGCACGAATGTAAGAACCGACATAAGCAGGAGATGTTCCTGCAAATGTACTTTTTTGCCCACTAAATGTAAATGTTGCATTTGTAGTGAAAGTAGAATTGTTAGCACTAGATTGAACATCAATTTGTATATCAGTTGTAGGTGTTCCAGTGATACTATGTAAAAACAAAAAAATGTTTCCATTATTTGTATTTACAATAGAAGGCACTTGAACAGAAGGCAGGGCTCCTGCTAAAACAACGCTTTGTGCATAATTGATTAAATGCCCACGTTGAATGGGAGAGCGAGAACGAACACCACCATTAAAAGTTAACATTTCATTGACAGAAGCAGAAAAATTTACAGTGTTATTAAAAGCACCGGGAAAAATAATTACAGGCGAAGGAAACGATTGATAGTTTAACAACAATGCAACATTTTCTGTTCCAGAATTTAACACATTGTTTAATCTGCTTTCAACGAATGTTGCAGAAGGAACTTTTAAGTAACCACTGAAAGTCAAAGAACCTTCAACAATACTTGGAACATATTCCATTGCTGTGCTAGTCAGCACAGTTTTTTCTAATTCGCCTACAGTCTGACTTATTTCCCATTCATAAGTATCGCCAGACATATCATAAAATCCATAAAGTAATCTAGTTTTATTTCCTAATACTCCCATTGTTTTCTCCTAAATATTACAATTTACTTCTGCTACAATCACAAAAAATGCACTCTCTTCTGTCATTTCAAAATCTTCTTTAATATTTACATTATTAACATTTAATGAGAATTCAGAAGATTCTACAGCAGAAACAAAATTAACCATCAATTCTCTTCCTTTTTGATAGTTTCTTTGTGGTTTGTTTTGTTTTAACGGTTCAACAATAATTACATATTCACATGTTACAGTACTAATGTTTCTTTGATTCGTAAGAGTAGAATTGTAATTCATGTTGAAAGTCATTTGTCTTATAAACATCATTGGAAAGTTGGCTGTAACAAACGTAAATGGTGCATTTTCTAGATGCAAATTTACACCAGTAACTCTTAATGAATAAAGTTGATTGATTACATCTTGCATTAAAAGTATCTCATATAAGATTGTGCTGTATAAACAACATCACTTGGAATTCCAATGGGAATTTTTGAAAGCATTGTAAATGAAACAGGCTTATCATAATCTGACGCATTGTCTTTTTGATTGTACAACCATGACGCAAGTCTTATGATTGAACCATGAATATCAGAAGGACATTTTTGAGAATAAGACCAATGACCTTCTATTTGTATTGTAGAAAAATCTTCTGTAGCTGAATAATTAGTAAAATTGTATGGACAAGAATTAAGAAGAACAATCTTTGTTAAAGGAAAGTCTATTGTGTCATGAACAATATAATAAATCGGATTTATAATATTATTATTGATTGTTAAAGTTTGAACATAACAACAATCCTCAAAAAAGAAAAAGGTTCTACTGTCCTTTACATTTCTTTGATCAGAATAAAAAATTCTTGTTGAAAGATTATCAGAAACAAACTTTCTTCCACCAGCAATGTTTTCAAATGAAACAATTGCTTGAGTTAGCTTGTCAGCCAACAAAGAATCATCTTTATTTGTTTCTATAGAAAGGTAAGTCTTTAATTCTTTAAGAGTTGGATACATTCTTCTTTTTCTGTGCTTTCTTTTCTGGGTCTAAAGATTCAACGAACTCATTTAGCTTTTCACCAAATTCAGAAGGACTTTCTACAGCAGAAACTAAACCAGATTCAATCCACAAAGGATGTGGCTTTTCCACTTCCTGCCCAGCAACATAATTGTTAAAAAATTTAACAGCAATATATTTCATTTTTCACCTTACATCTTTCAATACTAAAAACTTTCCTTGAATTTCTGTAATCTTTTTATTGCTTGCAGTGGTAATTTCAAGGTCAAAATCCCAATTCCCTATTCCAATATTATTGATTTGTGTTGAAGTCAATTCAATATTTAACAAACTAGCAGATACTATATTACATGCAATTGTGTAAACTTGACTGTCATTTTTAACAATCAAATTTACAGTGTTTCCGGTTAAAACGTAATTGCTCGTAATTGATATTGCACGACCATTAGAAGATAGATAATCATCGCCATAGACAACAGTAATTGTTTTCTCTTGAGGGTCATAGTATTGCAATAAACTCACTTGATTGTTCGCCAATCTTTGAAGAAAATATCCAGCTTGTGGTTGAGTATAATTCGATATAAGTGTTTCCCATACAGAACTAGAAATAGAAGTATTATTTTGATTTATAAAAGAATATTTTGTATGTTCATCGGCATTTTGTGCCATATAAAATACTGATATAAAATCAAAATCTGTAATGTCGTCTGCCTCTTGTATTCTGTAAAAATATATTCCACTTCCTATTTCTGTAGCTGTTTGGTTTGTAATAATCTGACTGAATGTTCCCGTATTTTTGTTTACCTTGTAAATATTTACGGTCACTGTCCCTGCTGTAATTGGATTCTTGTTGTGAGTAAAGCATTGATAAAATAACGCTGGTTGTGTCATAAAAATGTTAAGAGGGGACTTGCGTCCCCTCTCTTTTGATTACTACGCCACGACCTGAATAAGGTCAGCACTCTTAACATCGCTTGCTAAGTAATTTCTGGGAGCACCAAAAACAACAGCAGCAGAAGTTGCATTTGCAGTACCAGCAACAATATTGAATTTAATGTAACGCTTGCCAGCAGCAAGCACTTCATGAGCATCAACTTCAATTGCAGCAATATCGTTATCGTTGCTTGCTTTAACGAGTTGAGTAATAGCTTTTCCGGTGAGCAATTCATACGACCCACCAGAAGTTGCGCTTGCAACAACCTTAAAATCAAGCGTACCGCTTGCACCAAGCGTTCCACTCAAAAGAACACCAAGCAATTGAGTATAATTAGCGCAATCAATTGCACCAGTCAAAACTCCCGTCGCACCTGCTGTAACAGCTTGCGGTTGAATAGCAGACACAACAGCAAACTTTTCAGTTAAAAGAGATTCGTAATTCATTTTAATTCTCCTTAATCGTTAATGATATAAACAAACGGAGAAACAGTGTAAGCGCTTCCAGGTCCAGCAAGCGTAATAGGAGCCTTAAACCAAGGCTTACCATCATTTCTCTGACGGAAAACCCACGTACCCATATCTCGCTTAAAACCAACCTGATCGCTAAAAGCGATTGTCAAACCAGCTTTTTCCCACATAACATAGGAAGTCAAGTCTGCCAACATGACAGCACCATTAGCACCCAATTGTGGCATGTGTTCCGAAACAATGATTGGATAACCATTCAAAGAATTCATCGGTCCACCATTCAAACTACTCTGCCATGCCGTAACAGTGTTGTTGTTCATAATCATCAACTGGGGAAAAACGGAAGGATGAATAATCCACGTGGGTTGACCACCAATACTCTTAAAGCGAGAATACATCTTACCAACATCTTCCCACTTAAATTTACCAGTAGTTTCATCACTTACACCAAGAGCAACATTGGAATTAAGAATGCCCAAAGGTTCACCAAGACCACTGCCACGCAAAATGTTTCTTTCATTCTTTGCAGCGATTGCAACCTGAAATAATCCACGAAGCAAAGCTTCGATTGCAAAAGGAGAATCTTCAAGCAATTCATTTTCAACTTCCGTGAAACCACCAATCTTGTTCAATCGCCATTCAAGCGTAGAAAAAGCTGGTTCGGTTTCAGTAAATTCCTGTCCTGCCTGAGTGAAATTAGTTTTAACACCACCAGCACCGTAAGTTTCACCAGAACCTGCCGTAGGCGTAAAATACTGGTCAAGTGCAGGATAAGTTCCACTGTTTCTCAAAACAGGAACCTTCTGGACACGACTGTAAATCTGATTTTCCATAGCAGCAACCTGAATAAGATTAGTGCCATATTCAGTGGGAACAAGATAACCACCACTGCTACCGGGTGTTTCACCCAAATCCTTGGTGGTCTTATAAACTTCAGTCAAGCGCTTATGGTCATTGCGCTTAACAGCAATCAAAAAGTCACCAAAGCTTTTAATGTTCTTATCTGCAACACCACCATCCTGAGTAATATATCCTGCTTTAGCGACAGGAGTTTTTTCGATGATATCCATAATCTTACCAAGCTTTTCTTCAAACTTAGCAAAAATATCATCATAATTAGTAGCACTTGCCTTCACAGGCAAAACTTCAGGGCTTTCAACATGATTAGGTTCCATTTTATTTATTTCTCCTATAATTTCAATTTTTATGTTTTTATCTTCTTCTAGTTCTTCTAGCTTTTCATCGCTCTCCGAAGAACTCTCTGAGAAGCATTTAATTTCTTGTAATGTAAATATTGTTGCAGGTTCAGCAGGATTTTCCACTAAACTTATTTCACCTATCTGCCATTGTTTAATAAAGTTTCCATCTTTTTCTAGTGTTTGTGGTAAAGCACCAGTGCTTAATCCAAGTCTTCCCATTTCAACAAGCTTTTTAATTAAATTCAAATACTTATTACTTCTTTGAATTATAATGTCAAAAAGAATGCCTTCTTCAGTTATACTAGAAATAGTTGCTTTACCTAGAACATCTTTAATCTCTTTTTGATTATGTCCGTAAAGGACAGGAACATAATTTAATGAATCTATAAAATAATTAGTCTCTTTAGTAAAAACTTCACCATCAAGATCATATTTGTTAAAAACAATTCCTAATCCTTGTAAAAAAAGGTCTGTTTCTGTTTCATTGATAAATTTAATCATTTCTTTCTCCTCGAAGTCTAATAGACTTCTATTAGAAGTATAGCATATAAAGGAATATTATGTTTAATAAAATAAATACTTATAACTTTTGTACGTTTAATTATGATGAAAGATTGTTTGGAATGATTGGTCAAAGAAAAATTATTAACGTAAGTTTTCAATCTGATTTTTTAATTGCTGGAGAGTTTTTTAATATAGATGGAAATGATAAAACATTTCCGTATAGAGCACATAAGTGTATACAATCTATAGATGATGGTTTAATTGCTAAAGGATTTAGAAGTAAAACATTACAATATAATAATTTTGGAGTGTTTATAGAATTCAATGATGATAGTAAAAAGTTTATAATGGATTTTTTTGATGAAATATTATTTTTTACCTGATAGAAATAAATAATTTATCAGTTATGCCTTCTATCATGGAAGAAAATTGTTCTTCAATGTAAGGAAAAACTTCTTGTGTCCATTGATCATAAGTTCTCCAATATCCTACATGATGAAATGTCTGTTCATCCCCCATTACATATCTAACATATTCTTTAGCAGACTTGTTTGAACGAGGATTAGAGTAATTCTTTTGATAAACAATAAACTTCATTCCACCAGCACCCTTTTTCTCTATTCTGCCATGCCAAGATTTTTGTAGAGCACCAGACCTTTTATACTTATTGTTAGGTGGCTTTACAGGATAAAAGGTTGCAACCTTGTTTTTCCAATCTTCTGTGTATGAGCTTCCAGGATAACTTTTAACACCAGCAAGAAGCATTCTTCCTGATTCTTTAAGAGCACTTTCTACTGTGTGGGTTACTTTCTTTTTATAATCATCTACTTGTTTTTTAGTTTTTTCTTTTCCTACAACTTTTATTTTTACTGATGGTGCTGTCATGTTTCTACAATGCCCCGTAATCGGGCGTGAAGGCCCCTAGATTTAACGATAGAAGTGTTTTAGTACATAGATAGCCTAATGTCATTTTGACCCCCTTAAATCGATTTGTAGACAATGTGGACTAAACCAGATTGTTTCTCGTTTAGCGTTTTCTTTTCCTTTAAGATGATGTGCTTTTCTTGCGTACCCACCGCTTGCTGTCCACCTATATGTTGTCCATCCGGCTTCTGTAAGTTGTGCATGTTCTGTGTCATATCCACACAATGCAATCCTTAGTAAAGGCTTTTTTCCGTTTTCTAATGCCCATTCTCTGACTTCATCTAAAACATTTGTTTCATTTGCATAAACAGAATATCTTCCTTTTAGTTCGTAAGGTGGATCAAGAAATACGCCTGTTAATCCGTGTCTATCTATAACATTGTCTTTATTTACTCTTTTCCAATCTCCACATGTAACATTTACTAAGCGCATTCTTTCTTTGTATGAAGAAAAATATTCAACTAAATTTCTTGTGGATTTACGATGAACTCCTCTGCCATGATCTAATTCCGGTATAGATCGACTAGGAACCAAAGGTTCTTCTCCAGATTTATAATATTTTTTTGCTTCACACCATCCACGTCCTATTTTCATAGATTGTCCCCATACCCACCATCCTGCAATCTTTACATCATAAAAATCAGGATCAGAAATCATCTTTTCACGAAATTCAGATTGGCCTAATAACCAAATATGTCTAGCATGATGGTCTGTTTCATTTTTTGGCCAGTCTGCCCAGTAGGCAACTTGCTCTGGTTCATTTGAAATTGCTCTCCAAAAATTTGCTAGATAAGAATCAATGTCGTTTACGATTTCAATATTAGGTGTATGTGGTCTATGTAAAAGAACAGCAAGTGAACCAGCAAAAGGTTCTACATAACAATTAACATTCCCTAAAGCATTCCAAACAACATGAGCAACTTTTGATTTTCCACCAAACCAAGGAAATGGTGGCTTTTTTAGATTATCCATTTAATAGCATCTCTTTCAATTGTTCTGTAAGAAGGTCCGACTTAAATTCAGACAAATCTTTTTTACTTTTATTGTTTTTATACCACTTTCTAAACTTTTTTACTTCTTCATAAAAAGACTTCATGTTATTATCTTCTGTTGGGTCTGTAGGAGTTTGATTTCCATTTCCTTCTTGAATCTTTGAATTCAGAGTAACAATCCGTTCTTTTTCTCTAAATTGTCTTTCTCTTTCCTCTGCAACAAACTTATCCATATCTTCATAACTAATATCATCTGGAAGAACAATACCTGAAAGCTTTGCAGCAAAAGATGCTGGCAAAAGTGAATCTGTTAATTTCTTAAACATGTCAAATTGACCAGAAATAAAATCTTTGTATGCTGGCATGTGTTCAACAAAAAATCTTATTCTGTAACCATTTTCAATAAAAAACTGTTCATTTAATTGATTTTGAATCAATTCAACTCTTTGACGAATCGTGTATTTCAAAAAATTCATTTCTTCTGTTGGTCCAGCAGTATAGCTTGCAGAAGAATCACCAAACAACAATGAAAAAGGAACTCCCATTCCTGTAGCAATATCTTTTCTTCTATCTCTCAATACTTCTGTTTTTTCACTATCACCTGCACCCTCTCCAATCACTTCAGCAGAAACATCACCAGAAATAACTTCTGTTGCATAAGCATTAGTTGTTCCAGAAAGAAAGTTTTGCCAAAACTCTCTTAATCTTGCTCTTTCTTTTGGAGCAACAGAACGATCGACTTTTAATATTGTAGCTCTTACAGCACCACGCTTATAAAACTCTTCGATAAACTTTTCATAATTAAAAATAACATTTGCACTCATAGCAGCACTAAGTGCTTGTGGCATATCTGGAATAATTTCACCTAAAGGATTTTGCGTGTAAAAATAAACAATATCATTTTTAGAAAAATCTTCTACAGACCCACTGTTTAATTCTCGTTTGAATCCTATGATTCCATATTGTGTGTCATATACGGGAGAAATGTATGGGGATGCTAACCATCTAAAGCCAAGTGTTTTATTAGTGGCAGAAGTTTGTTTTAGCCAAAAAGCTTCTGATGTAAGTAAAATAGATGCTTCTGTTAAATACATCAATCTTGAAAAATCAGACAACCATTGAAATTTAGGGTTACTCCAAAAATTATTACTTGTAGCAACCTCCTTATTGTTTGTAAGCTTATAAATAGAATAAGGTACCTGACTGATAGTTCCAGCACGAATATCTATACAACGATACAGTGTTGCAACAGAAGTTTTATATCTTTTTGACTTTTGTATTTCACCTTGTTTATCTCTAAATTCAGAAGTGTAGGAATCTCTCCATAAAGCCTCATTATTAAATTGTTCTAAAGTAATTGCTTTTCCAACAGTGGGCGTATAAATCTTAGTTTCAAATGGCATTTATTTTTTGTTCTCCCGAGTTGATACTCTTCCCTCTGCAATCTTAATGTATTCTTCATTCAAGTCTATTCCAATACCATTACAATTATTATTAAGTGCAGAAACGATTGTTGTTCCAGATCCACAAAAAGGATCTATTACTGTGCAAGGAATAAAATTTGTGTTATCACATTTACAAGATGGAATCCATGTCACTGTTTTTCTTTTATTGTGTACAAACCATTCTTTAACTTTTCCAGGAATTGTATAAAAATCATATGGCGGAAGTTTTTTGTCTACAACTCTTTTTAATGGAGCATTACAAATTGAACAACAACCTTTTTCACTTGTGCCTGCTCTAATACAAATATCTGCAAGCTCTAGTGGCATAACTGCCCTGTGATTAAACAATTTATAATTTTTATCCACAGTCCACACACTTCTTTTTATTCTGCCTGTTAAATTTTCTTTGTCAGGCTCTCTAATAGATTCAGAATCAAAAAAGTATTTTTTATTTTTAGTAAACATGAAAACATATTCATGACTTCTTGTGCATCTGTCTTCCGCAGACTCTGGTGTTGTCGTTGTTTTGTTCCAAATAATATCCTGTCTTAATACCCATCCATCATCTTGTAATGCAAATGCCAGTCTCCAAGGAATACCCAGTAAACTTTTTTCTGGCAATCCTATTTTTTTAATGTTAAATTTGCGCACAGGCATTCTGACATTTCCTGTTGAATTTTTTACTTCATTTCCATCTTCATCTCTTTTAACGTTCAATCTTGATTTTCTTCCTCCACTCCCTTTTTGTGAACTTAAAAAAGTATCTCCCATATTCAACCATAAAACAGAATCATGTCTCATTACTCTGCGCAATTCTCTAAAAACTTTTACAAGAGATTCGACATATTCTTTTGGTGTTTCTTCTAATCCATGTTGTTTATTATTTCCATAATCTCTTATTCCCCAGTATGGAGGAGAAGTTACACAACAATGAATAGAATCAGATTCAATTGTTTTTAACACATCAATACTGTCACCACAATAAAATTTATGAAACATATTCAATTCTTGCCTTTGCAATATCAAAATAATCTTTTTCTATTTCAATTCCATAAAAATCTTTATTTTCAATTACACATGCAATTCCAGTGCTTCCGCTGCCCATAAAAGGATCAAAGACAGTTCCGCCTTCAGGCGTAATCATTCTAACAAGATGTGTGAGAAGTTTTACAGGCTTAACAGTAGGATGAATATTCTTTCTTTGAGTTTTTCCTCTTAAATAAGGATTATCAATCTTTTTATCTCTTCCATCATCAACAATAGAAAACTCAAAATTATCTAAACCATATTCTTTTTCACCCGGTTTGCTTTTTGGACAATAAAAAAATCTTGTAACGGACCCTTCATCATCAAATCCTGCACTGACAACATTTTTTTTATCTTTATCATCGTAAAACTTAAAGTTAGAAACTTTATTGTTTCTTAATGAACTTTTAGATTTATTTTTAGGAAGATTGTCAACAATAAAAGGATCATCGTCTAGAATTAGATTAGCAGGCCATCTTCCAGTGTTTTCAGAATTTTCTGTAGGAATTCTGCAATCTTCAATGTTCATAGCTCCAACACCATGTTTAAGAACATTTTCTACAATACTTTTTTCAGACAAAGATTTTCTAAATAAAAAGATTGGCTCCCATGCTGGTTTTAATGCTGTATGCCAACCATCCCACTTTTTAGCTTCTTCTGTTGCAGGAATATATTTTCGCTTACTTTTCTCCACAGCCTCTTCATCATCTCTCCAAGGTCTGTGATATCCTTCATGTTGTGTTTCATTTCCACTTTTCCTTAAGTATGCATGATCTTTCGTTTTGTAATCTCCATATTCACCTTCTTCGTTGTAAAAAGAATCAATTGCCTTAGCAATATTTAATGATTTAGGAAAACCTTCTCCATACAACCACATTAAACAATCTTTTACTTCCCATCCTGCATTTTCCACATCAACTGCCATTCTATGAAATGTTCGTGGAGAAGAAAACACAAGCATATAGCCTCCGGGCTTTGTTACTCTCAATACTTCTTTTGCCCAATTATAGTGAAAGTTACTGTCTAACTTATCCCACTTTTTGTTCATAAAGTTTATTCCATAAGGTGGGTCTGTTACAACACTATCAAAAGTATTCGAAGG